CCATGAGGAAAAAGGTTACATCCGCTGAGGAGGAGGGAACCTTAACGGCGTCGTACATGGGGCTTATTAAGGGGGTGCAGTATTATTGGGCGTTGGAAATCTGGGGTGCTAGTCAGACCGATTTACGGACGTCTATTACGGGTAATGTTGGTACTGCCATCTACTTCAAGGATGAGTAGGGAGCCGACCAGCGCAGCGGCAGTCGGCGGGCCCTAATGTGGCGGAGCCGGGCAATATGGGATAAAAGTATAGTTTATAGTGAGGCCGCCGGCAGGCGCACGAGCGGAAACTTTATTCAATATACATTTTATTCTCTATGTGTACTTCTACACAATTATCTCTGTACCACGACCTCTCGCTATCTAGCATAACAAAATTCCCCTTTCCGTCTCTAGCCGTAAAGGGGTTTTTATCGTCGTTACAGATCCAAATACATGGTTTTCCCCATCTAGCAACGCCTTTACGCCACTTATCGGTATGCGTAAATTCTTCCTGCGCACCCCAAATTGCTTTGCGCATTCCATGGAAGAAGTCAAAGTCAAAGTCGTCTAATATAAGATATTCGGCGGTGTCGTCGAAGCTATCTGATCTCCACAATCCGCACATGTAACTATAACGTCCGAGTGATTTCGCCCACACGGTCTTACCAAGTCGGGTCGGGCCAACGAGGAGTAAGGTTTTCGGGCGGTCCGGTTTCGGCTACAGAATAATTAAACTAAATCAGAATCAATTAAACCAAGGGAGGTACGTGTGAACGTGCCGGAATAAAACTAACCTCACTGAAGACCTCTGCGCACCATTCGTCCAACGCGGGAGTAGTGATGAAACTTTCTGCAGTATAGACTTTTTGCGGGGCAACGGGCGCTTTGTAGTGCGTGGACCCGTACTTGACGATTTGGTCGTTGCGGAGGACCCACTCCTTAGGCTGGTGGAGTCTGACGAGGTCGTAGAACTGCGCTTCGGACTCCGCTGTTGCAAGTATTCCTCCGAAATCGAGGCGTCCTGACGTCGTAGTGTAGGGGGGTACTTCTCCTCTGGTATCGGGTTCAATGACATAGTCACACGCTTTGAGCTTGTGGCTTTTGATAGTGTGTTGGTCCTCTTCAGACCGCTCCGACCCCTTCCTAATGTAGTGGCGCCGGTTACTGAGGTCGACGGTAGCATTTTTGATGGGGAGGATATTGGGATGGTATCCGGCGCAGTCGAATATGTTGAGGGGACGTTGCAGACGGGAGTCGAAGCAAACGACGACGTGGTAGTGGATTCCATTATCTTGATGGTTTTCTTGCACTATTTCTAGCCAGCAGGGTGCTATATCGGCGATGAAGTCAGCGAGTTCGTCGATATCGAGGTTGGTGGCTTGCGAGTACGTCAAGAAAAAGCGGGACCCATTTGTACGTGGTTCGCGAGGCATAGTGAGCAATGGCCTGTTAAGATTCTACAGGCCATTCGCCGCTCCACTCGCTCCACTCTTTATATAAAAACCATGGTGACTGCGGACCGGAGTCGGTTAAACTAACCGGAACTCCGAATTCCGACGCCGAGTTTAGCCGAGATCCGAGGGTTACACAAAACTCGCCACATACGCCACAAATAAACAATAAAGGTCTTCATGACATGGCGTACCGCAGGAGGCGCACGTACCGCAGGAAGGCGCGCCGCTACCGTCCGCTCTCGAAGCATATGGTCCGGGCGATCAAGGCCATCGCGGCCAAGCCCGTTGAGACCAAACGCTTCACAACTTTTGCGCAGTTACCCAACCTATTACTCGACTCGGGCTATACCGCGGGCGACAACGCGGTCATCGCGTCCAACATATTTAGCCCGATCCCGCGTTTTAAGAACGCGCTAACTAAAACTGAGGATAGTTTTATTGGGAATGAAATCCACGCCCGTGGGTTCAAATTCATTCTCAACCTAACCACCACCACCGCTTCTACTGTACCCGACATCATGCTGCGCTTTAGTGTACACAAGCGCAGCTATTACAATAACCAGAATGTCTTCGCCATTAATATCGGTGGTCAAGAATTTGACCAAGATTTTAGTAACATTCCGACGCAGTCGCAATGGAACCGGCAGTTGGTCGAAGTTATTTATAGTAAAAAATTCAGACTCGGAAATGAGTCAACGGGACGTGGGGTCATCGAGAAGAAATTTTGGGTACCCATGAGGAAAAAGGTTACATCCGCTGAGGAGGAGGGAACCTTAACGGCGTCGTACATGGGGCTTATTAAGGGGGTGCAGTATTATTGGGCGTTGGAAATCTGGGGTGCTAGTCAGACCGA